GTTAAACCACTTCCGAATCACCAACAGTTCAATGATCTCTTCGTCGGTAAGCTTTTCGTATTGCTCACGGCATTTCGCATCCAGCGCATCACTCAACCCCTTCACAAGGCTGGTGTATTCACTGATTTTGTTCAAAAGACCAGATGCCTTCTCCAGCATCGGCACGTCATCCCGATACGATTCCGGCACCGGTTGCTGAGTTTGGAGAATCTTGATCGCATAGATGATAGAGGCCTTGGAGATGGTGCCTTTCTCGGTATATGCCTCTACGCAGAGAGGATGATTATCGACATAGAACACGTAATCCTTCTTCTTCGTGATGGTTGGCCATACTTCCAACATTTTCTGGAGAGCTTCAATAGCCGGAGAGGTAACCTTTGAGCGGATTTCTTCCAGCTTGTCATCGATGTCTTTTTTCTTTACTTTCCCATCATCAGCAAGCTCGGTAAGCAGTGAATCCTCATCGGCATTCTCTATGAGCTCTGCCAACTCAGCCTCGGTCTGTGCAATAATATCTTCTGCGGCTGAGATGGCATCCCGCTCCTCAGCGAAAAAGTAATCGGCAATAATAGACTTCGGAATCAGGCGGCCCTCCCAGCCGATAACCTTTTCTTGTCCCTTCTTCTTTCCAGAGGTATATTCACCCATGATGTTTTCGGTCTCACGTGCCAGAGCATAGCCTTTTTCATCAGTGGCAATCATGGAAACGTCATCGTTCATAGTTTCTTCCCAATAGGCCAACAGCACCTGATAAACATCATATTTGTCAAGCAGATGAAGCGGCTCAAATCGGGTGATCAGCTGGTAAGCAAGATCAACGATTAGCATCTTTACTTCGAGTGTATCGTCGATGCTGACAAGATGAGGGTAGGCATATTCCTTCCACGACTCAAAAGCCTCATCCACTAAATCCCCATAGGCGGCAAAGGCCTCATTGTTATATACAACATGCCTGATTTCATCCTTGTCGGCGATCAACTTATAATATCCGGGACGCATTTCCGCGAACAGAGACTCGCGCAGCCCGGTGAACACCTCCCAGTACTTGTTGAGTCCGTCAATGTCCGCTGCTGGGATGCCGCCGTGGATATGGGCTTCGATGTCCTGAATATCCTCCTGGTCGGAGGAATCAATGTATCTCGTGATGTTGAGGTTATAGGCGTTACGCTTGTTTTTGATCTCACTGTTGGGCACAAAACGGGCGTACTTCGGATCGTCGATGATTTGCTCATTAAAGGTCGTAACGATACGATAGACGTCCTGTTCCCGGAGCCTGTTCTTGTTGCCATCCTTCACATAGCCGTGGCTGGCATCGATCATGAAAATACCCTGACGGTTGGAAGCGCCTTCCTTGTCGATGATGAGAATGCAGGCAGCAATGCCGGTGCCATAAAAAAGGTTGGCAGGCAGGCTGATGATGCCCTTGATCCAGCCCTTGTCCACGATCTTACGCCGGATCGTTTCCTCTGCGTTTCCACGGAACAGAACGCCATGCGGCAGAATAACCGCAGCCTTCCCATTGGGCTTCAGTATCTTAAGAATATGGAGCAGCCAAGCGTAGTCACCGTTCTTTTCCGGAGGCCTGTCACCGTATCCGTCAAATCGCCCGTATTCCTGCACGCCATCTGTCCAGTTCTTCATAGAAAAGGGTGGATTTGCAACAACATAATCAAAGCGCCGCAGCTCCGTTGGATCTTTATCATCGAGGAATCTCGGCTGAGAAAAGGTGTTCCCTGAGCGGACGGTTATCCATGACTTGTTATGAAGGACGGCATTCATCTTGGCAAGACCAGCGGTAGAGCTGTCCTTTTCCTGACCGCAGGCGTCAATATCGAATGGCGCTTCTGCCGTGGCCCGGATGAGTAGAGACCCGGAACCACATGCGGGATCACAGATAGAGGCGTCATGGCTCTTGCATCTGTCGATACCGATCACTTTGGAAAGGATGCGGGATACCTCGGCAGGCGTATAGAACTGTCCCTTGCTCTTGCCGCTTTCGCTGGCAAAATTGCGCATCAGGTATTCATAGGCATCACCGATGATGTCGTCACCCTCGGCGCGGTTGTGCGTAAAGTTCAGCTCCGGGCGCTGGAAGATGGAGATCAGTTTTGTCAGCTTGTCCACCATTTCTTGGCCTACGCCGATTTTCTGCTCATCGTTAAAATGTGCAATGTCAATAACACCCTTCAGGCTTTCGTTCACCTCAGCCAGACGAGCGATTATCTTGTCCATGCCATCGCCGATGTTCTTGTTGTTTTTCAGCGCAACAAAATCATCGAACGAACACCCCGTTCTCTTTTCCGGATCGGGATTGGGATCATGCGCCTTATCAAACACCTGCAAATCACTGTACGGCTGCCCTTTGAACTTGTCGGTAACATACTTCATGAACAGCAGCGTCAGAATATAATCCTTATACTGTGATGCGTCCATGCCGCCCCGTAGTTCATCACAGCTATCCCATAGTGATTTGTAGAGTTGTGTCTTTTTGACAGCCATCGTTCTTTACTCCTCTTCTAAAAGATACATGCAGCTGGGATCATTCAATAGCGCTTTTGCCGCTCTTCACCCACGCATCAAGCTCAGAACGTTTGAATTTCCACTGCTTCCCGATTTTGTTTGCCGGAACCCCTTTGTCACTACGGAGCCATCCACGGAGAGTGACGGGCTTGATGCCAAGATACTCCGCCGCCTCTTCCACGTTGATCCAATTATCGTTTGTGTTCGTATTTGTAAGCTCTTTCATGCCTTCACCTCATATCCGAGTGCGTGATACCTGCAACTTCCAAAATGCCAATCTACATTATACTCATGTTTGGCCTTAATTACAATCGGTTTCCTGATATTTGTGCATATTTAACACCTTTTTCTTAGCTCGGAAACTTTTTGGACATATTTTTTCCTGTCCGGACATGTGCGTGTCCGGGCTTTTTTCTTTATACCACAAGCATACGACCTAAAAAAGCGTGAAAAACCGCATGTTTTTTCGAGAAAAACGGACATAGGCGTGTCCGAGGTTTTGAAACCGATCTATGCAATAATCTCTCACGTGGATTAACCTCCACGCCGCTAATACCGCCCGATTGATCACCGGGAGCTCACAGTATGAAGCGGTCAACTGAATAATGTCAGCTGCCCGTTGAGCAGGGATAGCTGCAATCCGGAATGGAGAAATCTCCATCAGGACTGCGGTTAGTTTAGTACTGCCATCTGGTAGCTGACCACGAGGTTTCCTCCATTCCAAGCAAATCGAATGGAGGAAATCTTTATGAAAAGCAATGGCAACAAGATTTACCGCATCTATGACAAATCCCTTCATCAGTGGTTCGAGGTTCCCAAGGAGTATTACGAAACCTACGACCGCGAGCGCACCGCTTTCAGGAAACGAATGCAGGATCACGGCCAGTGCTGCTGCCCCAGAAACAAATGGTGGTTATGCGATACGATCTGTACGGACTGTGAATTCTGCATGGCGAACACGATCCCCTTGGACGCACCGCAGGGTGATGACGAGGATATTACCCTCAAAGACATCATCCCGGATGGTTCCCCGCTCATTGAAGACGTGATTACCGAACGCGACCTTCTGGCCCGCCTGATCAAGCGGCTCCGGGAACTCGACCCTGACGCTGACACCATTCTTGCCCTTTGGCAGGAGGACTTCACCATGTCCGACCGGGCGATGGCCAAAGCACTGGGCCGTCCGCAGCGGACTTTCGCAGATCAGATGAAACGCTACCGCACGGAACTGCGAAAAATCCGTGGTTACTAATATAATGTAAGATCCCTTCTGGCTGCCGATCCACGGTGGCCAGAAGTTTTTTCACTTTTTTTTGATTTTCCTCCGCTCAAATCCGCCGCCCATCTCCAGAGGAAGGTGTAAGGCAACGACACCGGCCTTTCAGAAACGGAGGTGAAACGACATGGATCACAGCAACCGCAGAGACAGCGACATCGCGTTCGAAGAAATTCTGGTGCTCAACGCGATCAGCCTCGTATCCGCCCGCATGGCGAGAAGGCTGGCTGCCCTTGCCAAACAACGACAATCCGAGGAAGGAGGAAAACATCGTGAGCAAAATGAACGACATGGCTCAGACCATCGAAGAGCTCCGCACTGCTGCTGCCGCAGTTACTGATGCCGCCAACTGGCTGGCCCAGCAGTTCAGCAACACAAGTGACGCGGAACCGGCCCCGGAGGCCAAGCCGGAAGAGAAACCGGTACTGACCTTGGAACAGCTCCGGGCAGTATTGGCGGACAAGTCCCGTGCTGGACACACCGCCGCCATCCGGGATCTCCTGCAGAAGTACGGCGCATCCAAGCTGTCGCAGGTCGATCCCAAGAACTATGAAGCCCTTTTGAGGGATGCGGAGGTGCTGGACAATGCCACCTAACGGACACGCGCTTCTTTCCGCTTCATCCTCAGACCGCTGGCTCCACTGCCCGCCATCGGCACGGCTGTGTGAGTCCTACGCGGACAAGGGCAGCGACTATGCCGCCGAGGGCACCGACGCCCATGCGCTCTGCGAGTACAAGCTCCGGAAGGCGCTGGGCATGGAGGCCGAGGACCCCACTGAGAACCTCAGCTGGTTCAATCAGGAGATGGACGACTGCGCCACCGGCTATGCCGCCTTCATCCTCGAACTGGTAGAGGCCGCCAAGGAAACCTGCGCGGACCCGGTCGTCTTGATCGAACAGCGGGTGGACTTCTCCCGCTGGGTGGAACAGGGCTTCGGAACATCCGACGCGATCCTGATCGCAGACGGCACCATGCACGTCATCGACTACAAGCACGGCCTCGGCGTCCTGGTATCGGCAGAGGACAACCCGCAGATGAAGTGCTACGGACTCGGCGCTTTGGAGCTGTTTGATGGGATCTACGACATCGACACGGTGGCCATGACGATCTACCAGCCCAGACGCCAGAACGTCAGCACCTTCACCCTCTCAAAGGATGACCTGTACCGGTGGGCCGACGAGGTCCTGAAACCCACGGCAGAGCTGGCCTTCGCCGGTGACGGAAACTTCCTCTGCGGCGAATGGTGCGGCTTCTGCAAGGCGAAAAACGAGTGCCGCGCACGGGCTGAGGCCAATCTGGAACTGGCCCGGTACGACTTCAAGCTGCCGCCGCTCCTGACAGACGAGGACATTGAGGACATACTCTCCCGCGTGGACGATCTGGTCTCTTGGGCCTCGGACATCAAGGAGTACGCCCTGCAGCAAGCGATCAGCGGGAAGGAATGGCACGGCTGGAAACTGGTCGAAGGCCGGTCCAACCGCAGGTACACCAACGAGGCTGCCGTCGAACAGGCAGTCACACAGGCAGGCTACGATCCCTACGAGCGGAAGCTCCTTGGTATCACGGCCATGCAGAAGATGCTCGGCAAGGCCCGCTTCGACGAACTACTCACGGCTTACATTGAGAAGCCGCAAGGCAAAACCACGCTCGTCCCGGAAAGCGATAAGCGTCCGGCGATGAACACAGCAAAAAATGATTTTATGGAGGATTACGACAATGACTAAGAATGTAAAACCCAGCAACCCCATGAAGGTTATCACCGGCCCGGAGACCCGTTGGAGCTATGCCAACGTCTGGGAGCCCAAGTCGATCAACGGCGGCACGCCCAAGTACAGCGTCAGCCTGATCATCCCGAAGAGCGACACCAAGACCCTGACCAAGATCAAGACCGCCATCGAAGCCGCCTACAAGGAGGGCGAGGCCAAGCTGAAAGGCAACGGCAAGTCCGTCCCGGCACTCAGCGCCATCAAGACCCCGCTCCGCGACGGCGATACCGAACGTCCGGATGATCCGGCCTATGCAGGCTGCTACTTCATCAACGCGAACGCCACCTCGGCTCCTGGTATCGTCGACGTGGACCGCAACCCGATCCTGACCCGCTCCGAAGTGTACAGCGGTGTCTACGGCAGGGCCAGCATCACGTTTTACGCATTCAACAGCTCCGGCAATCGCGGCATCGCCTGCGGTTTGAACAACCTGCAGAAGATCCGTGACGGTGAACCCCTCGGCGGCAAGGCCAGCGCAGAGGCTGACTTCGCTACCGATGAAGACGAAGATTTCCTTGACTGATGGAGGTAAAGACAATGAACGAGATCATGATTTCCACCGTACTCTGCAACATTCTCATCGGATGCTTCTGCGTCGTCGTCCTGTCTTGGGCGGTGGTCGGCATCCAGACCGTGATCAACGACTTCCGGCGCGAGAAGCGCGAGGAAAAGAAAGCCGCGCAGGATGATGAGTATCATCAGAAGCGCATGAGCGAACTGATCCGCTGACAACACGAATGCGGGTGGCGGGAGAAATCCTGTCACCCGTGTTCCTTATGGAAAGGAAACGCCTATGAGAACCCTCAGTATAGATATCGAGACCTACAGCGACGTGCCTCTCCAGAAAAGCGGTGTATATCGTTACTGCGAGTCTCCCAACTTTGAAATCCTGCTCTTCGGGTACAGCGCCGACTCCGGCCCGGTGCAGGTGGTCGATCTGGCCTGCGGCGAGAAGATCCCCGCCGATGTACTGGACGCCCTCACGGATGACGCCGTGACCAAGTGGGCCTTCAACGCCAGCTTTGAACGGGTCTGCCTGTCGCGGTATCTGCGGGATCTGGGTGTCAGCCTCGATCCCTTCCATGACCGGCATCCGCTGTCGCAGGAGTGTGCCCGGTTCCTGAACCCGGAGAGCTGGCACTGCTCGATGGTCTGGGCCGCCACGATGGGCCTGCCGCTTTCACTGGAAGGTGTCGGCGCGGTCCTCGGTCTGGAAAAGCAGAAACTTACCGAAGGCAAGGACCTGATCAAGTTCTTCTGCCAGCCCTGCGCTCCCACGAAGACCAACGGCCAGCGCACCCGGAACCGCCCCTTCCATGCCCCGGATAAATGGGAAGCCTTCAAACGCTATAACCTCCGCGACGTGGAGACCGAGATGGGCATTCAGCAGAGGCTGGCCAAGTTTCCGGTCCCTGATCAGGTCTGGGAGGAATACCATATCGATCAGGAAATCAACGACCGTGGTGTCCGGCTCGATATGGATCTGGTAAAGGAAGCCATCGAAATGGACACCCGCTCCCGGTCAGAACTGACTGCTGCCATGAAAGATATGACAGCACTTGATAATCCAAACTCCGTCCAGCAAATGAAGCAGTGGCTCTCCGACAACGGGCTCGAAACTGACAGCCTTGGAAAGAAAGTCGTGGCAGAGCTTATCAAAACCGCTCCGACCGAACTTCAGACCGTTCTGGAACTCCGACAGCAGCTTGCCAAATCCTCCGTGCGGAAATACCAGGCAATGGAGAATACCGTCTGCTCGGACAATCGTGCCCGTGGCATGTTCCAGTTTTTCGGCGCTGCCCGGACAGGCCGGTTCTCCGGACGGAATATCCAGCTGCAAAACCTGCCCCAGAATCACCTCCCGGATCTGGCCGAGGCCCGTGCTCTCGTCCGCGCTGGTGACTTCGATTCCGTAGAGCTTCTATATGAAGACGTGCCGGATACGCTCTCGCAGCTGATCCGGACTGCATTTATTCCCAAGGACGGCATGCAGTTTCTGGTATCGAAGCTCGCGTCATCGCCTGGTACGCCGGAGAGATCTGGCGGCAGAAGGTCTTCGAGAAAGGCGGCGACATTTACTGCGCCAGCGCCAGCCAGATGTTCAAGGTCCCGGTCGAGAAGCATGGGATCAACGGCCATCTCCGGCAAAAAGGCAAAATCGCGGAACTCGCGCTCGGCTACGGCGGCTCGGTCGGAGCCCTGAAGGCGATGGGTGCCATCGAGATGGGCCTGACCGAAGACGAGCTCCCTCCGCTGGTGGATGCATGGCGGCAGTCGAATCCGAACATTGTGAAGTTCTGGTGGGACGTGGATCGGGCCGTCATGGAGGCCGTGCGGTATAAGCACACGACCAGCAGCTACGGACTGACCTTCTCCTGCCGGAGCGGGATGCTGTTTATCACGCTGCCCTCCGGACGTAACCTCGCTTACGTGAAGCCCAAAGTCGGCACTAACAAGTTCGGCGGCGAATGCATCACCTATGAAGGTGTCGGCGCGACGAAGAAATGGGAGCGGCTGGATTCCTACGGCCCGAAATTCGTGGAAAACATCGTGCAGGCCACGGCCCGCGATATTCTCTGCCACGCCATGAAGACGCTCCGGTGCTGCAGCATCGTCATGCACATCCACGACGAACTGGTCATCGAGGCCGATCCCCGGATGTCACTGGATGCCGTGTGTGAGCAGATGGGCAGGACCCCTCCGTGGGCAAAGGGCCTGCTGCTCAGGGCTGACGGCTATGCCACACCCTTTTACAAAAAAGATTGATTATTGCCCGCTCAAATCAGGCGTTCATCTCCAGTGGAAGTTAGAGGTGGACGCCTTTTTCTATGTCCGCCCGGAAAGGAGGATCGCACAGTGACGATCAGCAAGTACAACAGCGAAGGTTATCTGGACCTGACCGCCCACGACGCCCTAACGGCGATTGAACAGGAGCAGCGCTCCCTTCGCGCATTCCGGCCCATCGTGTATATCTGCTCTCCCTATGCCGGAGACATCGCAGCCAACACCGAGGCCGCAAGGCGCTACAGCCGTTTTGCCGTCGAGGCCGGTTACATCCCCATCGCGCCGCACCTGCTGTTTCCGCAGTTTCTGAATGATGCCGATCCGGACGAGCGTGAGCTTGGACTGTTCTTCGGGAACGCCCTCATGAGCAAGTGCTCGGAGATCTGGGTATTCGGCAGCCGCATATCTGCGGGCATGCAAACAGAGATCAACCGCGCCAAGTGGAAGAACTACCGCTTGCGCTACTTCACCGAAGACTGTCAGGAGGTTTGAGACTATGTACGAAATCAAGGAAAAACGCCGTATGCTGCCGGACGGCACAGAGATCACGACTTATACCCGCGATGTGGTCAGCGCCAACATCCTCGAAGTAGAGGCTGGGACCACCGGTTTCATGGGAGGCGACACCGGTCACGGCGGACGCACCTATTTCCGCATTCAGGATGAAGGCAGCACGGACATGAAGGTAAACACCTATGTCGACAGGTATGGCTGCAGAGGCTTCGAGGTATTTCTCGGCGGTGACTGTGAACTGGAGACCACGATCCGCGCTTTGAAGTTCATCACCAAGGTGTTGGAGGAAGAATCGCAGGAGGTGTACGACTGATGTTCACGATCTATAGCGCCGACGTCACTGGCAACCCCGGTAACTGCTCCTATCCGCACAAGCACGTCATTCTGGACGAGGCCAGTCTGAAGGACGGCATCTGTCACGACTATGTGTGCGCGGAATACCGGAATAATTACCGCAACGGCGATAACTTCATCGGCAGCGACTGCCTGCCGGTGGACTGTGATAACGACCACACCGAAGACCCAGCCGGTTGGAAGACGCCGGAGGACGTCATGGAGGCTTTCCCCGGCGTGACCTTCGCCATCCACTACAGCCGCTTCAATATGCGGGAGAAAAACGGAAAGCCTGCCAGACCCAAGTTCCATGTTCTGTTTCCCATTGACTATGTGACCGACGCCGCCCTCTACAGCGATATGAAGAAGCTGGTCAATTCCATCTTCCCGTACTTCGACACCAAGGCGCTGGACGCCGCCCGCTTCTTCTTCGGAACCAGCACGGCGGATGTCTCTTTGTATCCGGGCCGCATGAACCTGACTGAGTTTCTGGAGGAGGACGCCTTCGACGATGGCATGCCGGACGGCCAGTACGACGGCAACACGATCATCCCGGAAGGTAGCCGTAACGCTACCATGTCCCGTTTCGCCGGTCGGGTCATCAAGAAGTACGGCGATACGGAAGAAGCCTACCAGGCATTTCTGGACGAGGCGGCAAAATGCGTCCCGCCGCTGGAGGTGTCCGAGCTGTCCACCATCTGGCACAGCGCTCAGCGGTTCTTCGCTCGTATCCGGCAGCAGGACGGCTATGTGCCCCCAGACGTCTACAATGATCCCACCAGTTATAAGCCGGAGGATTATTCCGATGTCGGGCAGGCCGAGGTGCTGTCCAAACTCTTCTCCAAGGAGCTGCGTTACTCCCCGGCGACCCACTTTATCCGCTACAGCGATCACTACTGGCAGGAATCCGAACCCGGTGCACAGGCAGTCGCCCATGAACTGACCCGCCGCCAGATGAAGGAAGCCGGTCGGGACCTGATGGCCGCCATTGAGAAGATGAAGAACAGCGGTGCCCAGACC